ATTCCCAAAGATTAAAGTATTTAGCCAACTTTAAACTTTTCCCTAAATCATTCTTGGATTGTTCAAGTTGAGTAAGATAATTGTGGTATCTACTTAAAAATACATCAGCAGCAAAGTTATTCTTTTTCGTTTTAGCTTGCTTATAATTATATTTATACTGATCAGTCTTAACTATCAACCTACCAACATCTGCATCTTGTTTTAATATTTTCTCTGCTAAATTTGTTTTGCCAGATTGTTTATACACTGTATAACAAACTGCTGCTATCTTGCTACTAAAGATATATTCTATATCACTGTAACAATAAGAAACATTCCACCAATTACCCTTCATTGGCCTAACTGCATAATTTCCTATTAAATATCCTTTGCCCCCCATATCTACTATTAATGGTGCTTGATCTTTATGTAAAGGATGATTAACTAATTCTAAAAATTCTTTCTGGGTCCATTCTTTTAAGTAAATTACTGTACGGCTTACAATCTCTTCAATCTTTGATATGTTTACGGTATTCGTGCTGTCCATTATTGTTTTTTCTAAGTAATACACCTTTGACCACTAATTGATTTGCAATATGCTGTTCATGTAAATCCAATTGTGATTTCTTTATAATGGATTCTACATTGAATTTAGCCAATAAATCAGCTTCTTCATTATTGATGGGTAGTTGTACACTATTTAACAGTTCTACGATTTTCATATTTTATTTAAATGTATTAATAAAGAAATAATTCCGGTCAGCATTGCAACAAAAATTGATGTTCCGATTGTTATTATTTGTTTACTACTTCTTTCATTACTATGAGCTAATGAGTCTTTAATAAAAATAATATGACCTTCTAGTTTTTCAACTTTACTTTCCAAACTATCTAGTTTGTCTTGCAAGTTACTATACCTTTCAGCGCAAAGCTCCACATGGGCTTCTAGACTTTTCTTTTCAATTTCAGTTGACATTCTAAATAATCCCTGTTACGGAAATTCATTTCCGTTTTACTATTTATTAAAATTATAGGGAAAACTTAAAGTATATATTTTTGAACTCACCTGAAGTATAAAAAATTGGTATATTACCCTTAACTGTCTCTGTCAAATTGTAAATTATTGGTACTTGGTCAAAATCTGTTTTTAAAAATAAGTCTGGCTCATTTGCAGGACCTAATGCATCTTTATGTTCAATATAGAATTTAAATTTCCAACATAATTGCTTGTTTGTGTACGCACTACCAAACTGATGTTCCTTCATTTGAACTACCATAGGCTGATTTGTTGTTATTGCCATTGGTTGGGCGCGTAAACTTATTACTTGTAAAATAGTTTCCCAGTTTCGTTGTTGATTTCGTTTCATTTGCAATAATGGGTCATGTTTAATGACTCCAGTATTAGTAATGTCAACTAATGTGTATCCAGTAAACCATGTGCCAGTATCATTCATTTCATATTTATTGACCATGGGAAAGGGCGGATTTATTCCGCCCTTTGTGTTTCAAAATAATTTTATTTTGAATTAAGCTGCTTTAATGCCACCAGTTGACACGCAAGTTGATCCGGCCATAGTGATTGGACCTGCACCAATTGATGTTAGTGCGCGAATAGCATCACGCAAAACTGTGTCTGTAGTCCAGCCAGTTGACTCACATAGTACGCTCATTTGACCTTGGCTACCAGTAGTAACTTGATAAGCGATGATGGTAGCTTGAGTTGATATTAAGCGTAGAACAGCTTCAACTGCTCCGCCAGCACCCATTTCAGCATTGAATGAAACACCAGTGTCTCCAATGATTTTAAACATTGTTGGACGCTTGCCACCAGTAGAAATAATGATATCTAAGTCATTAGTGCGTGGGTTTAAATTTACATCTTGATTAACGACGCCATTTGCGTCACCATTTGTACGAGCAAAAACTGCCATGATTATTTTCCTTTTAAGTTTTTACGCTTTCGCGTATAAGAATATTTATCTAATTTATAAAAATAGTGCTTCTACACTAATTAACCAGCATCGGGTAAGAATAATGGATTGGTGGGTGCCGATCTAAATTCAGGATTTACTAACTTACCCAACTTGCCACTCTTGAATGTCTTAACAAACCCTTCGCCACCAGGCTTGCCACCAGTACTAGCACGAATTCCTAAACGATCATACATATCATTTCCACCCATAGTGTGCAACTGTTCTAATACAGCGTGTTTAGCATTTAGAATTTGATGGAATGCAGCCCAAAATACTTGCCAACTTGGTTTACGCATTACATCATTCTGAAGTATTGCTTTTTGATTGTCTGATACTTTACTATTGTTCAACCAGGCAGCAAAGTCAGTAACTCCTGCTGCTTTTGCTCTAGCTACTGCATAGGTATACAGAATTGATTTCAAACTTGAGAATTTAGGTGCCGTGTAGTCGGCAATTTCATTAATTGCTGCTGCATTAGTCTTTATAAAATTGATAGCTTGATTTAATTCTTTGGTATTTGGTTTTAACTTGATTTTTGGTTTCTGTGAATTCAATACAATCAATCTTGATGTTTTATTGAACTGCTCAATAATGTTGTCTGGCATTGGTGTTAAATTACCAGTAGCATCTGCTCCAAACTTAGCAATCTTGCCATGAACTATTACAAATGCTTTAGCAGTTGCCATCTTACCACCTAAGCCAGTGGGACGAACATGGTAAGTAACTTTGTTCGGAGTGAATTCATATTCACCAGTTCTTGGATTAGCCCGTTGAGGTTCAGTGAACATAAGATCACCGGTCAAGTAACCTTTAAATTGTGATGGAGTAGCTTCTTCAAACAGATCCCATAACTCTTCATACTTTGCTGCCATTCCAGCCCGTACTTTAGCGAAAGCTTCAGGTGATTGTCCAGACTTGATTTTGCCTGTACTTTTGATTTGATAGCTTAGGCCTTCTTTGTCCAACATCTGTTCTTTGCCCCATTGATTTTTTGGAACAAATACAAATTCACCCTTGTTGTTTCTACCCCAATAGACAGCAGCACCACCATCCCATTTGAAACCTAAACTTGAGGGTGAAGAAGATGCATCTGCTAATTCTTCTAATGCTTCAATACCACCTGCAGCACCATCTACAATTAATAAATCTTCTAAGTGTTGGAATTCTCTACCAACAGTAGTTGCTTCAGTAAGTACTTCTAAAATTTTCATAGTATTTCTTCTCTCTTATTTAAAATAACTGGTAACCATTGCCAGTCCTTTTAATACTTTTTGTTTGTCATCTTCGGCTCTGGCAATAGCTTCAGGTGTTGCAGCTTTATCTCTCTTTTTAGCAGTGATATCAAGCATTGCTTTTTCAGTATATCTTTCTAAAAATCTATTCAAGAAATCATCAGGGGAACTAAAATTAACTAAATCACCCTTGCCATACATATCATTCATCTCAAAACTTAACGCCAATCCTTTAACTCCATTTACTAACTTGCTGATCTTTACCTCATCAATGTCAGTTCCAGGAAATTGTTTCAATAAAGAATTGATAGGTGTTGTTTTATCAATCGCACGACCAGTTATATCTTTGTATTCATACTTGAATATGTCATATATGAAAATCTTAGGATTACTAGTGATGGTTATCAATTGAGTGTCTTTATGCTTACTGAATGGTACATGTTTACCAGCAGAAACTTTTAATTGAACTCCTGCATGTTGAATGCTCATATCTAATAGTTCACCTAATACACTGTACATGTTACCAGATAGCAATCCTTTGACTCCATGTTCAGGAGTTACTCTAGTAGCTCCCCATGCACTCATCTTAGGTTCATGCCACATCAAATCTACTTGAACATAACTACTATCACCTATTTGAAAGATAGGATGACCTGGTTTGCTTTCAGTTAGATCAACATAGTGAGGGGTTTCTTGTTTTACAAATTCATCAGCGAGTTTATTCCAGAATGCGGTATATTGACCGTAAGTAGTACCTTCAACTGGTGGAGCAATCATTTGTAAATCTATATCACCATAAATCTTATCTGGATTTTCTACTTGATCTTTTTCATGATATGCACTTGAGCCAGTGGGTCTTCCCATTTTAACTGGTCCTAAGTTTTTAGCTGATAAGAAGTTATTAAAATCATCAACAAATTGTTGAACTACATTCAACGCAATCTTTACGACGGCTGGACGAATGATTGTTCCTTGTGTAATAGTGGTATCCCATCCACCTTCTCGGATGATATCTTTTACTTTCATGTTATGTCGCTTAATTTTCTAAACCAAGCTGCAGTACCAGGATGAGCATCTTCAGGAAGTGATATAAGTCCCTTAGACTGATCTTGTCTAGCTTGAGCAAGTTTACCTTCTCTATCAGGATCATTCTTTAGTGCATTCATGATTGATTTTACACTATTAAGATCATCTTCTTTTGCTTTTGGATTCAATAGTACCTTTGCAACCTCTTTACGAGTTCGCGCTACTACTTCATCGGTATCTCTTCGCATCAACTTAGCACCAAAAGCATCAAATTTTAGACCTAAGAATTTACCAATGCTGTTTATAAGCATGAACATCGGTGCGCCCTTGAATTCTGGATCAGCATACATTCCGCGAGGTCCGTGTTGATGATATGGAGCTACGATACCAACATCATGAATTACCATAACATCAACCTGAGCTAATTTATTGAGACCTGATGCTTGTTCTTTATACTTAACGCCTATGCTAACATTACGACCATTGACTTTAGCCTGAATTCCTTTATCCTGAAAGAATTTTTCTAGTAATTTCTTAGCATCTTTGACAGGATCTTTTGCATCAGTAGTTTTAAACAATTCAATTACATCAATAGCTTCAACCATGATATCAATGTCACCTGATTTTGCTTTATATCCAGCAGATCCGATATCAGTGTGTAAATTTTTCAATAACGCAGATGGTAGTTCTCTTTTCGCAGTATCAACTACTCCGGCGATATCTTCTTTGTTGACCTCATTGGAGTCAGGTATTGCGTTACCACCTTCGTATAGATACATCATGAACTACCTTTGTTTAAGTTTACGCATTTCTTTCTCAATACGACGACTCTCTGATATGATCGCAGTCATCCTGAGTTGTTTGTTTTCAACTGTACGCAATGCAGTCTTTAGAATATCACCTAATACTCCTCTAAATTGCATTGGAATGGTTGCACCTGAGTCAGTGAATGCTTTGAATGACGCGGCTAATTGCTGAGGGTTAGCAAAGATGTTACCTGCGTGTGCTCCACCTGATGCTGCTGGTTGTGCTGCTGGTTGTGCTGCTGCTGGTTGTGCTGCTGGTTGTGCCGTCGCCGCAGCGGCTTGCAGTCCCAGTTGTGTATATATATCATTAATCACATCAGTTGGTGCGCCTTGTTTTTCCAAGAAACTCTTTAGCTGATCAGAATCAGTAGGCTTACCAGCTACATGCCAATTCATTTTAAGTTTTTCTGCTGTCAGTTTAGTAGTAAATTGATGACCTGCATTTTTGATACCAGACCAAGCTCTTCCTAAGAAACCCTTTTTCGCTGGAGTACCAGTGGCACCAGGCATATCTGGTCTTAATTCATCTGGAATGTTAGTTCTGTCCGGACCAGATGCAGTAGCACTAGGTGCTTCTGCTAAGTATTTTTGATACCTCACCATATTTTCAAAGATGAGGTCTATTCCAGCATATGTTAATTGATAACTTTTAGTTGCAGGATTACCTAGTGATTCCTGCAATGAACGGAAATACAATGTTTGTTGTGGATCAATCATTTCCTTAATTGGAATTTTTTTGGCTTTAAACTGGATAGTTTCATTAGTTAACTTATTTTTATTATTAATATATCCAGCCGTTTGCATTCTAGGATTCGGTGTAAATCTTCCTGTTTGTATTCCTCGTTCAGTGTTTGCTGTAGTTCCCACACCATTATCATAAGTTGGCAAGGTATTACCTGGTACCGGCAACTTGATTGGTTGTCCTGCTGTAATAACATCAGGATTAGTTATTTTAGGATTCAACTTCATCAACTCTTCAACACTGGTATTATTAGTCTGAGCAATTTGACTCAATGTGTCGCCTGATTGCACCGTATGCATTGGTGGTCCGCTACCAGCAAAATCTGGTTCAGTGCCTGCTGGGCCTGCACTACCACCTGGAACATAGTCTGGTTCAGTGCCTGCTGGGCCTGCACTACCACCTGGAACATAGTCTGGTTCAGTGCCTACTGGGCCTGCACTACCACCACCTGTAGTTGAGAAAGCATCTTTTGCCTGACCAACACCGTATGCAGTGGCACCTGTAACGAAGCCTGACCATAATGAACTGCTTAGTTTATTACCAAGCAATAATTTGTCAGCCATTTTAATACCACCTAGGATGGCCGCACCACCTAATCCAGCACCGCTCAATCCAGTTAATGCGATTAGAATTGCATAGATTGCCCCTTGCATTATTGGATGAGCTTTGGCAAAGTTTCTATACTTTTTAATGGCAGTCATAACTGCACCTTCTTGACCACCTGCTGCGCCAGCAATTCTATCAGTCAGTTTGTCAAAAAGAACATCGGCTCCGGAAACTGGACCTGATTTAGATATTTTATCTGCCACACCATTATAAGCTTTGGAAATAGCAGTAGCTACATCAACTACAGCATCCTTGCCTTTCCCAATCAATGTCCGATTGTTTCCGCCAGCAGTGGCACCCTTTTCAATCATTGCAAATAAGTCAAGAATTTCTTTCTCACTCATTTTGCGTTCTACAATCATACGGCCGACTGCACGGAATTCTCTATAGGTAGAGTCTTCCATTAGTTTGGACTCAGAAATCATTTTTTTATTAGATGATTTGCTCTCTGCTCTTGTTCCACCTGATTGCATCCACATTTTCTTTAATGCAGATAACAAATCAGGATCAGTAATTAGTTTGAAATTTGGCTTACTAGCAAGAAATTCATCCCATTGGGTTTTGAAGGCTTCTGGATTTTTAAATATAGCTGCTGCTGCGGGTGCTGCTGCTGCTGCGGGTGCTGCTGCTGCTGCGGGTGCTGCTGGTGCTGCGGTGGGAGCTGCTGGTGCTGCGGTGGGAGCTGCTGGTGCTGCGGTGGGAGCTGCTGGTGCTGCGGTGGGAGCTGCTGGTGCTGCGGTGGGAGCTGCTGGTGCTGCGGTGGGAGCTGCTGTCGCCGGTGCTGTAGTGGGTGCTGCAGCCGCAGCGGCTGCAGCATCAGATGCATCTTGATTACTAGCATCCAGTGAGCGAATAGCTTGAGTAGATTGTGCGTGTCCTAATGCAGAAGCAGTTTTCAGTACCCCTCTAGCTGTTGCCCCAGCAGCTTTTTTAACACCAGACCAAATCGGACCTTCAGTTACGATTTCATTAGTTTTCATTTGTTTTTCTTATCCCACGGTTAAACTTGGAGGCATCTTGACTTCGTATGCTATTGAGAAGACGCCGCTCAAGTTCAATAGCAACTTCAGCTTCGTAATTTTCTTTGATGAACTGTATTAGATTAATAGCACTTTGTATAACATTTGCAGCACGGCTTTCTACAAAATGCCCTTTGTCCCGGTGGGTTACTAGGGTATCAAGTTCAGCTAAAATACTTTTAGTGCGTTTTTGCAAGAAATTACTCCGTTATGTTTTATTTATCAGCATTTATATTTGTGTGCGTTTGAATTCACCCATCAACTGCTGTAGCTTAGTTGATTCATATTGCGCTGTTATTTTTGGTGGATTATTTGTAACTGTACTAGATGTTTTAATTTGATCCAATACACTAGTAGCAGTAGGTGGTCTAAAATGTCCTTGATCATTAGATTCACCCTCATCTGTAATACGCATCGTTTCAATGTTATACTCTAAATCAATCTTGGAACCTACTCCAGTAGAACTACGAGATTTCAAACATTGAATTTGATATTGTCCACGCTCTTTCATTGCTCGGCTTGTAAAAATACCAAACACATTGTCAGCAGTATTGATCTTACTAATACCACCTGCAATATGACTATGATTAAATTCAATTTCTTCAACGGCACTACGATTCAACTGTGATGCAGTAACTAACAACACATTCAATTCCTTAGCCAAATTACGCAACTCTTCCGCGACGTACTTGTCCTTAATGAACTGATCATTGGGATTAACTTTAACTGATACTGGCATAACCAAATCTAAGTAGTCAACCATAACAAAGTCAACTTTTATCCCAGTCTGAATCTGTACTTCTTTCAAATAACTACGGATATCATTGACATTACTTTGAGCAGGCAATCCCTTGACACGATATTTACCTGATTTCTTCCCCATCATTTTTACTTTGAGGCCAGTGTTATCAATATCTTTACGAATGTCCTTTGTTCCCATACTAGTTAACATAGCATCAGTTCGTAAACTAGTTAGTTCTTCACTCAATTCCAGTGTAATATAGACTCCACTGAGACCGGATTGCAACCAACTCAATGCAATATTCATCATTACTAATGACTTACCTGAACCTGAACCACCGGCAAAGATATTGAGTTCTCCACGACTAAATCCACCATATAAGATTTTATCCATTTGAGGCCAACCTGTACTTACTTGCCCACCTGAATTAAAGTATTTGTTGATTCGTGCTGCAGGATCATCAAAGTAATCAGTTCCCATATCTTTAGTTAAACTAATCTGCACTGCATCTTTGATTAACTTTTCTACAGGATCATAATCACCTTTTTCAATTAAGTCAGCAGATACTAAGATTGCTCGTTCAAGTTCTTTACGCCGAGTAAATCCTTCAAACTCTTCAAGAAACCAATCAGTATGTCCATCACCCAATTCAGGAACTGGATTGAGTTCTACTCCAGTAACAGCTTTAATTTGCTCTACGGTAGGCAATGTTTTATATTGATTAGAATGGTCGTACATAAACTTTGCACAGGCTTTTAAGCTACGCTCAAAGTTTTCTGGATTATAAATGTTTTGTACCCTAACAAAATTCTGTGCATCGGTGAGCATAATTTCTAAAAAGAGTTTCTGCAATTCTGGTGAATAATCCTTGGTCATGTCATCCTTTTCTTTTTAAGTTCAATTTTCAAACGATTTGTTTCTTTAGCATCCAAGATAGCTTTAAGTGTGAATAGCTTACCATATTTACATACCGCTTCATTAATATCTTTGCAAGTTTCTCCCCATACTGGAAAAGAAACAGACCAATTATATTCCAATGCAGCATCAATCAATTTATATCCAGCTTTATCTTGATCAGGAACTACAATAACTTCTCTACTTAAACTATCAATAATATCAGCCTGTGATTCATTACATTCATTTCCTAATATTGCTACACCATCAATACTCATTGCATCAAATGGCCCTTCACATACAATAACAAACTTACTAGTAGGTAATTGTTGGTCAATATTAAACACAAAATGTGGTTCGTAGCTATTGTGATATTTTGGTTTTACTGTATCAAGAAATGTCCTGGCAGTATAGCCAATTATATTTTTTTGCCAATAGAAAGGAACGATAAGTCTACGATTTAAGTTGTAAGCAGTTTCTGGTGTCCAATAGAAATCATATTTTGCAAAATCTATATTTCTATCATATGCATATTTTACTGCTTGTTCAAAGTATGTCGGTGGTGTTTCCCCTTCATATTGATTCAGCAGTTGAGTAATACTTAGTGCCTGAGCAGGCAGGTTGCGGGCTTTTATTACTATTTCAGTTTTTTCAACTGGAGTTATATCTAAGCTATCGTCTTTATTACGGATAGCATCGAATATTAATCGGTAGATAGTATTATCATCCGCACCTAACCATCCTAATAATTTTCTAAACTTATATGGTAAATGTCGTCCTGGCATATAGCCAGTAATAAATCCACAATTAAAACAATGGTAGTTAATACCACCATTGCCGACAGGCATGAATCCTCCACGCCCAAATCGGTCTACAGTTTCTCCATTATGGACACAACATACTGCATGACCGGATAACCAACCGGCAGATACTTGTTTTATCTGACGGCCAGTTCTCCATAACTCAAGAGTGGTATCGGAAATGGTTGTTGACACAGGTTATAGGTAAGAAAGTGATGCTGCATTATACATCACCTTGCATAATAATGCAATACTTATTACACCGACCGATGTGTTATTTTTGCCAAGTGTAAGAATACCAATATTCGTATATAAAACCAGCCTATATCAAATTCCCAAGATTTTTTACTGAATTTTGGATTAGCGGGATCCAAGTGATGATTATTATGTAATTCCTCACCTGCTACTAGTATACCAATGGGGCTTATGTTATGACTATGATCTTTGGTTTCACCATTGCGATATCCCCACCAATGTCCCAACCCGTTAATTAATCCTGCTGCTACCACTGGAATCCACATTATCTGTATAATCCATACTACCACTCCCCAAAACCCAAATAATGCTAGATCAATTGCTAACATTAATAATATTCCCAATTTGGGGTGAGGTGTATATAGTTTACGTTCAATCCAGTCTTTAGGTGTGCCTTTGCCGTACTGCATGACAAATTTAGCGTCTTTACATACGGCATTATACAATTTCATTCCACTGGTCATTACAGTTTTTAGACCGAATACATGTGGGCTATGCGGATCACCTTCTATATCAGTTGACTGATGATGTTTACGATGAACTGCTACCCATTGTTTAGTATTCATCCCGGTGGTCATCCATAGCCAGAAACGCATTGCGTGACTTAGTACAGGATGAAACTCAACACCTCTATGACTTTGACTACGGTGTAGGTAAAGTGTAACCGACACCATTGTCAAGTGCGTCATTAAGAGTGTGATTAAGATTATTCCCATTGTTTATATTTTTTCCGTTTAAGTTAAACTGCCAAATGTGCTTGATTGCCAAGCACCGTCTGTAAAGATTATTGTGACCATATCAGTAAAAGGAATTTGGAATGGAATAACAGGTTGATCTGAATATACAGATCCGTCCCAACGTGCGTTGGCAACTTCTACAAATATATTCGCCGCAGTTGAACCGTTCTGTCTCACTACATACATGATCTGCCCTTCTACACCGTCAGCCAAATAATAATAACCATCAGTGAGTTTGTTAATGGTTTTAGTTAGGTCTATAGCCGTAACCCCTTGAACAACATCCGCAACTGATATATTTGAGGTGCTTCCAGATGTTCCACCCAGATCACCGGTATCTAATGTTCCAATAACAGCACCTACTGCGGTATTACCAGTTGTGGCAGTGACAGTATATGCGGCTACCCCACTGGTAACTACCACGGTGAATGTGACCAACCCTCGAGTAAATGGTCCGTAGCTTCCATCTACAATAGAACCTATATATGTGCTATCTTCCAGAGCAGTTGCTGTTCCAGTGTTATAGGCAATGCCAGTCTTGGCCACTGTGCTGTTGACCACAGTACCTGGCAATGTTGTAGTACCAGTTTCGTCAAAGGTCCAAGTTTTGATTCCACCAGTGCCTTCGGCTGATATTATTACTTTTGCTAGGTTACCTGCTCCATATCTGTTAAGTTGTATCTTGGCACTTTGGGTTGCGCCGTACCATAGCAAGTTGCTACTACCATCGTTACCATTTCCAATTTGGCTCAATGAGATACCATTGTCACCTGTGATATTACGATAGGATGCTCCACCTGATATAATAGACACATTATTAGGGAACTCAGTGTCCCCATTGCCGCCAAATGTCCAACTTTCAAGTCCTGCTGTCAATACAACATCACTGGCAATGTCAACCACATACCAAGTCCAGTTGCCACCGCCCGATATTCCCATGTCAACATAAGGAACAGTTAGTACATCACCGCCGCCGGATTCACCACCACCTGTGTGACCAGTGCCACCGTCAACCACTACAAATGCTGGAGCATGATAGTCTTCGCCATTTGTATTCCATGTAACATTGACCACAATACCAGTACCGGGAACATTATAATTATTAATAGGCGCAGGCGGTAATGAGGCAAAAGATGTATTCAAAATACTGGAAGCACTTTGTATTACTATTACATTTTTTGCGGCACCTGTAGCAGGAGTAACTTCTCCTACACTGCTATTTCCTGGTAATGTCAGTGTACTGTCTGTGCCAAATTGCCATGTGCTGCCGTTGGCACTGATTTCTACACCCTGTGTACTTGGTAGTTTAACATAGTTGTCGTCATCGCCAAAGAATAGATCAACAATGTCTGGACTATCCTTCATTATGTGAAAGTGACTTGATCCAGTTACAGGATTGTCGGGAGTGTTGCCAAACAATACTGTACCACGGGTAGTGGTCATAGAAATGCCACCATCTACTGTAGTACGCACATTGTGATCGTCAGTGCCCAGGAAGATACTGGTCACTTCTAAATTGCCTGTGGTCAAGTGTAGGTGATGGTCACCTTCAAAAGTGGGTTCGTCAGCGTTGATTAAACCTGATTCAACACCAACATTGGCCGGATCGTAGTTATTGTTTTCAGGAGATACACGCACAGTAAATTCATAAGCATCACTGTCTACCACAAAACTGATAGATTCCTCTCCACTATTACCCGATCCATTTAGTGCTATTGTACCAGAACTTGGGGTTGTTAGACCAGCAGCCTCTGGATAGATCCACCAGTAGAGTGTTTGGTTAGCATAAGTGATTGCGTTGTCAATATAGAAATCAAGCGTGGCGCCGGGCAGGGCAGTGTTAAATTGATAAAGTAAGGTTATGCCGTTGTCAGTGATAATATAATTAGTACCACCTTTGATCACCAACTTTTGGCTGGCCACTGAGGGGCTTGCTGGTGTAAGTTGAATAGTTGGATTGCTGGTAACATACCCTTCTGTGATTGTGCCACCAGAGGGTAATGTTAAAGTACCAGTTGATTCTAATACCAGTTGATTGCTACCGTTGAATAATCTGTTATTGGCAGTGGTTGAGTACAAGGTGCCTAACAAGAATCCGCTGACTTCTGTAGTCAGTGTCACTGTGCCGGTGGTGATGTTTTCAGCATTGTCTGTGTCAGTCTTCTCAGCGTTGACCACTGTGATATCACTAGCCGAACCGTTAAGTAATCCACTGAATGAGGCTGCTTTGAAATCCCAGTCGCCTACAGAGAATACATCTCCAGCGGCTGCTACTTGTATCAATGTGGCCTGTGGATCTCCGCTGTTTGGAAGATCGCCAAAACCGCCGCCAAGTAGCACATACCCGTCTTTGACTGCTATGTTACTACCACCGCCGTCGGCGAAAAAGATGTCACCGGTAAATGACCAACCTGTGGTATTGTCTATGAGTCTTTGCCATTCTACTGTGCCATCAATGCCATATTTGGCCGCGACCCAAATGTATTCATCAGGAGTGTCATTCTTGCCAGTCATGGCTGACAAGTACAGTTTGTCATCAGCACCAACTACCACGCTGACGCCAAATGTATCACATTCACCCACTACTCTTCTGCTCCACTGTTTAGCACCCGTGCCGTCCAGTTTCAGTATGCTTAGGGCACTGGTTGTTCCTCCATCAAAACTATATTGATAACTGCCTGTTACATAGATGTTACCCGCACTGTCAATGTCAGCATCTGCTCCACGGCAATCAAAGCCCTCATCAAACAGTATGGCCTTTTGCCAGTCAATGGTACCATCGCTGAGATACTTGATAATCAGCATACGGTTGTCTGTGTCAGTTACTGTACCACTCAATGTCCAAGTGCCTACGCCGCCAAAGTCTGGGCCGCCGTCTTCTGTTCTAACTCTATAGGTTGTGGTCTGTTGAGTTCCTGAGAAACTCATAAATTGTACTACGCCGCCAAGGTTGGCATTAACAGTTCCAATTAAATCGTTAGTGGGGCTTGTGCCGCCTAACAATGCTCCGGAAATTGTTATCACATCATCTAGAACATAGTTTGTGCCCACGGCTGTGATTTCAGTAGGGTGTTCTGTATAGGTACTGCCGCTATCACCAAAAAAGTTAAATGTCAGTCCAGACCCTGTTTCAAAGTTAGTACCCGATACAAAATATACATGTATTTCAGTACCAGCGGCTGTTCCTGAATTGCTTACGTCGACAATACCACCACTTAGGGTTATTGTGTCTATTGTGATAGTACAATCGTTAGCGGGTGTAGCACCGCCAAGATCAGTACCTAAAATCTTGATCTTGTGTCCCGGTAGATAGTTTGTACCAGCAATGGCGGCCTGAGCAGTGTAAGTTCCATTACCATTGTCAGTGACGGTGAAGTCAGCACCTGAACCTTGGCGAACTGTGCCAGTCAAGCCTGTGTAAACATTGATAGCATTTACACCAATAGTGCCTGTAATACCAGTACCTGCTACTTCCCAAGTGTCGGTTAGTATATCTCCGCTTAAATCACTTCTGTTGATGACCAATATATTTGTAGCACTACCAGTCAGTGGAGTAACACTGTGTGACACAGTTTCATCCAGTTG